AAGACATTATCACTAGTATCTGTAATGGTTACTGTTATAGTATCTGCATTTCCAGAATCCTCTGATACTAATATAGATTTAATTATAGCTGTAGTAGCCGAAGGCACTGTGTATAGTGTTGTAGCTGATGTAGTTGTTAAATCTACTTTTTTATTTACGAATGAATTAGCCAAAGAAAAAAGCCTCCGCCTCTGATTCGTCTTTTAAATCTTGTTGATAAGTAGTATTTAATTTTTGCACAATACTATCAACATCTCTTACAAAAGATTGTTGAATTTGTTGATCATAATTTTTTGCAGGTTGTGTTAAAGATTGTACTATTCTAGCCATTATCTTCTACCATCTGGTTGATAATCTATTCTAAATGTTCCAAGTTTCCAAAATTGACTTGTGCTAGTGTTATCTATTTTTAATGATATTGATCTAGCTCTAGCTCGTGTATCTATTTTTTGTGTACCACTGGTTACAGTAAACGGACCTAATGTAGAACTAGCTGCAGTGTCATTTGGAAAGTCTCTTAAATTTAATGTTATTCTTGCATCACCTGTTTGAGATAAAAAGTCTGGTATCACTCTTCTTATTTTCATCATAAACTCACCATCACCAGCCAAACCTTGTTGACCTATATCAAAGTCTCCTGATTCTATATTTGCAGTGATTGCAGTTGTCTGACCTTCTTTTACTTGGTTTAATCCTGTTTCATGTTCATAATATGTTGATGTACCATCACTATTACCAAAAACATAATTAGTATCTGTTACCGCAGTTGTGCCACTTGAATCATATTCTGTTGCATGTGGTTTACCAAACACAGCTGAGTCTTGCCATGCAGTTCTAGCTAATGTGCCTGTTGTCCATACCGGTCGCTCGGGACTTGAGTCTAGATAATTATAAGCCACCATTCTATTTACTGTCCCTGAACCTGAGTTAGGATAGAACCACATAACTTCACCAAACAAATTATTAAGACCTGCATTAATATGTTGTTTAGGAATTGTATTAATATCGTCAAACACATGATCCTCTACTAAACAAGGCAGTGATTCTAATTTACCAGTGTATCTAAAGAAACCATTCTCCGACATCCAATAAGCTGCACCGTCAACTTCAACAGCTGCGTTCTGTCCAATTAATCCACAGTTTGTACCAACTTGTTGAAATGAGAAAGTAAATGGTGGACCAACAAAACGCATAATAAATAATGCAGTATCAGTCCATATGTAAATCGCATCACGACCTCTAATGGCTCCAACAAGTTTAGATCCGTCTGAAAGTCTTTGCGTACCTGCTGTGTTTGTTGCTGATGGTGTATATGTGTTAATATCTTCTTGAGAAGAGAATCTTATAAACATAGGATCTTGTGTAGATTTAGTTCCTATTGTTGTTTCTGTTCCAAAAAAGATTAAGTGTCTATCGGGTGTGGATACTAAACTAAATGCAGATGCTGTCGGCGCTCCTGTTATAATAGTTGCTCTTGTGTTGTTTGCTCCTGTAGGATTTGAGTCCCATTCAAAACTTTCACCTCCATTAATTGTTGCAATAAGTTTATTACCAAAGTTATCTAATGACCATAACCCTGGTGCTGTTATTACGTCACCTGATGCTGCAGCGTTCCATGCAAAAAATTCAGATGCATCAGTTACCGTGTCACCAGATGAATGTGAGGCAGCAGTGGTTCCTGAAGCCCCTCTTGTTAAACCTGTTAAAGTATTTCCGCTATTACCTGTATAAGTAATTAATTCATTGTCTATTAAAACTGTACCAGAGGATGGAAACGAAGATGAACTAGCCATACTTAAACTTGTAACAGATGTATTAATGTCTGCTGAAAGAGTAGATGTAAATTGTCCTGTTTTAAAACCACTCCAAGGACCAAGTCCAAATCCAGTAGATGCAACTTCTACTGCTGGTCCAACAGGATAGTAATGTTTAACTCTAATACCGCCAGATGTAGTTCCTCCTGATCCTGATTCATTTGATCCAACATTTATTGTTAAAGTTGTAGATGATGGTATTGACGTAACCATAAATTTATTATCATCAAAATTTTGTGAATTAAAATTAGAATTAGTTATTCCTGAAAAATTATCTAATAATATAATATCAAATTTATTTATATTATGAGCAGAAGAAAAAGTTAAAGTTACAACAGCTGAACCGTTAGTTGTTGTAAATGCACTTGATAAAGTTGTTGTAGATTTAATAGGGTGTATATCATAAAAAACACCACCTGAATAAGCATATAAAATTCTATTAGTTCCAAGCACAGCATATTTGATACCCGACGTATTTATGAAGTGATGAACAGCTGTATTACGACCTGTAATATCAACCGATCCTAACTGTGACCAACCACCTATTTTTTCTGGAGAACCATATCTAAAACGAACATTATCACCATTAACCCATTGGCTTTCGCCACCAGTTGATGTAACTTGTTTATTAAACCCAGGTGCAAATTTTACTTTTTGTAACATATAAAAAACCTATAATAATTAGGCAGGAGATGGTGTGGTGGAATCTCCCGCCAAATTACTATTGTACAATATTATTTGGGTAATTTAAAGCCTTTAAACCAAGCTGGCAACCCTAAAAAAGGACGTTTATCAAATTCGTTTTCTTTTGCCATTTTTGAATTAGCTTTGTTATAGTGTAAAAATACTTGTCCACAATGTTTACCAGTAAACTCTTCTCTCCAATGTTCTAAATCACAACCAGAATATATTAACATGTCTCCAGGATTTAAGTTAACTTTAATTCCCGCTTGACCCTTGTTGCCTGTTGGATCTAAATATATTGGCCAGTTATCTCCACCTAAATTTAATGTCGTAGATATTTCACAAGAGTACCTGTCTTTATGACGAGCTAATACATCACCTGGTTTATATATTCTTGCATAAGAATAAGTTTCTGATAATTTTAATCCTGTATGTTTTTCCATAACAGGTCTTACTTTTTGTAATAAAGTTTCCATTACTAAATCACTGTAATGAGAATATGTATTAGGAACTTGTTCATCTGCCCATGTACCAAAATACTCTGTAAATGGAGATATGTATCTTTGATCAAATAAAAATCTAGAAACTTTTCTTTTATTTAAAAAATAAGCGTAACAAAAATCTGCCATTTCTTTAGAGATTGCATTTTTTAAAATACTATATTTATTTTTTTGAAAAGCCGATTTTTTTAATGACATTTTTTCCTTTCAGTTGCATTTTTGATTTTATAAAATTATCTATAAAATTTGGTTTATTCTTTAAACTACCTGTTTCTAATGTGGTTTTAATTATTGCTTTTTTCATATCTTTATTTAATTTTGACATTTAATACACTCTTTGGTATGGCTTGACAATTCCAATGTATAAATCTAAATGGTTCATACCCCATGTCAACAATATATTGATGTGGCATATACGATGGAAAAAATATCATTCTACCTGGTTTTACTTTATAACTTATCTGAGTTGATGCATGAGTAACTTTTGTTTTATCTTTTTCAGGTAATAAATTCATTACATTACCTGCTCTTGGATCTTCAAACATTGGCATTGATGTTGCTTCACTTGCTTTTAAAAAATAAAAACCAGACATGTGTCCGTTCCAGTGTGTGTGTAAAGTGTGATGACCACCTCCTTGTTTTGCAAATTCTTGTACCCACATTTCAGTTATAAACACTTGATAATTAGTTAAATCAAAACCCATTTCTCCTAATAAATTATGTGAAGTTGCACCTACATATTCCATTAGATCTTTAAATTTAGGATCTCCTATTAAAGAAGTTGAGTGAAAGACATGACCCATATCTCCTTTATCTCCAAATTTTTTGTTTCTTTTACTTATATCTTTTTTAATATTTTTTTTAGATTCTTTAATATATTTATCAGACGCTTTGTTTAATTGATTTACATATTTGGGTTCATCTGCAAACCATATAGGACATTTAAAATATTCTTCTAAATTTAATTGATTTGGAAAACTCATTTAAATGGCCACCCTAAATTCCATATTACTAGACTATGCCTTGATCCACTTTTAACAGGACACACTCTATGCCAAACAAAACCAGGAAATACAACTAAAGATCCTTTTGGTAATATCTCTTTACATTTTTTAACATTACGTTTTTTGTCTGGATCTAGATTTCTAAAATCAAATTCTAACTCACCACCTTTATAATCTTTTGGATCTGATAATGTAACTGTAACAGATAGTTTTCTTATTTTCCCGTGATCAGGTGCGTTTGTATCTTCTCTTATGTATGGCTTATCCCAACCATCACAATGCCAATCATAAAATTGACCTTTTTCATATTTAGTAAATTGACAAGACTCAGAAAAATCCCATTGAAAGTTCCATCCGGCGTTTTGATTTGCTTGATGAACATAGGGTTGGATTTCTTTATATATCCATCTATCATTCATCCAAACAATATTAGAATCTCTTTTCTTTTTTAAATCTTTTACTTGATTTTTATTTAATTTTTTATTACCAAGCCCACCTGTAACTGCCATTTGATCTTGTATAGATTTTCCATAACGAACAATATCGTCACAAATTCTATGAGGAATAGCTGATTTAAAATACCAATAATAATTTGTTAGTTGCATGTTCTTTCTTTACCACACTATACTTAATTTTAACTTACTGTCAATGTACCAGAAGCTGTAAATTTAGCTATTTTACAACCGTCTGGATGAGTTGATGCTGTAAAAGCACAACAAGGAGTTCCTGCAAAAGTAATTGCACTTGGTCCTCTAACTACCACGATACCTGATCCACCATTTCCACCTGAACCTGCACCACCTCCACTTGGAGTTGTTGCATTTCTTCCTAAACCACCTCCACCGCCACCAGTGTTTGCAGATCCCGCTTCTCCCGTGTTAACAGGGCTATCACTACCAACTGCTCCACCTCCAGCTCCTCCACCACCAGCTCCAGCTGAACCTCCACCGCTTGGACTTGAACTATTTGGTGAAAAACCTCCACCTCCTCCTCCACCAGCATATGTTGTATCTGGTCCTAAAATTGTATTAGGTGCGCCTGCACCTCCATTACCACCTGCTGAGCCTGGTGAGTTTCCTCCAGTGGCTGTTGCTCCACCTCCACCTCCTCCTCCAGTGCTTGGTGCGTTTCCTCCAGAATTACCTTGAGGTGGACTTACAGGAGGAGTATTTCCTGATCCTGCACTAGCACCATTTGTAGCACCACCTCCTGATCCTCCGCTATATCTTGCTTGACCTGGACCATCTCCACCGAAAGTACCTGAACCACCTCCAGTTGATGTTATCGTATGGAAAACTGAATCATTACCTTGTAAATCTTCATTACAACCTGGAGCACTTGCTCCACCACCTCCAACTGTTATTGAATAAGAGCCTGGTGATAAAAATAATGCATCTCCCCGTAAAGGACTAGGACCAAAACCAGAAGCTCTATAACCTCCAGCTCCTCCACCACCACCTGCTGAGGCTGCAGGATTTCCTCCACCACCACTTCCTGATCCTCCACCGCCAACTACTAAATAGTTTACACTAAATACTTTTTTAGGCCATATAGAAACTCCACATGCTCCAGCTGTTTGAGCTGTAAAGTGTGTTTTTAAATTCCACATACCACTCGCTTTACTTAATTCTTTTACAACTACAACTCCTGAACCACCGTTACCACCATTAGATACAGCTCCGCTTCCAGCATTACGACCGCCACCACCGCCACCTGATCCTGTATTTGCTGTAGCATTTGATCCCACAGCGTTTACACCACCATTACCACCTCCTCCTGATCCACCCGAACCAGCAGTGTTACAATTATCGTTTCCACCTCCACCACCACCTGCTCTAGTCACAGAACATCCTGTAATACTTGATGCTACGCCTGCTCCTCCAGCTCCAGAAACATTACAAGCTAAAGCATTTGCGCCAACAGCACCAGCACCGCCACCACCGCCTGTACCAAGTGTAGGGGTTGGTGAGTTCCACCCTATTGGATTAGAACCTCCATGGTTTCCTTGCGGTGGATCTGTTGGTGGCGTATTACCTCGACCTGATTGACAAGGATTACTTATCCAAATTGCAGTGCCTCCACCTGAACCTCCTGGATGACCCCCATAATTAAATGTGTCTGGAGATGGAGGAGCAGTAGAACAATTACTAGAACCACCACCTCCACCAGTAGAAGTAGATCCAAAAGCTGTAGAATTTGAACCGTTACCTCCAAATGCAGTGACGTCCGTTGCTCCAGACGCTCCACCGCCAATAGTTATTGGATATTGAGTTGATCCACAAACTATTATTTCTATATCTTGATAACCACCAGCACCTCCTCCACCTGCTCTACCTTTTCCACCTCCGCCGCCACCAGCGATTAATAAAGTTTGAGCAATTTTAGTGTTTGCAGTTGTGCAAATATTTCCTGATGATGTAAATGAAGTAACCGTACATTTCCCAAAAGAAGCTGTGTTTTTTTTTCCAGTTATACCACCGTTGGTTCTAGCCATTTAAGTCTCCTATTCGGACACCCAAGCTGTGCCGTTCCAATCGTATATAGTTTTGGTTTCTGATTCGTCGTTTGATTTAGTTGCTTTCCAACCTTTTGTATTATCTGAATTATAAGCTGTTTCGTTCCAATAAATGCTATAAAACCATGAAGGGGTGCTTTCACCATCGTCTGTTACCGATGGATAAGTTATAGGTGCTTTCCAATCGTCACTTGAATCAAGTGACCATGAAGCAAAAGGCTGTGGTAGTAAAAATTTATTTTTTGATGTATTATAGATATAACCTATGCCTGCGTATTGTTTTCTAAAATTATTATTATAAGATGTTTGTTTCCATGTACCACCACCAAAAAAATTAATACACCATGTTTCTCCATCAACGTGTTCATCTGAAGGAACAACACCATTATCTACAACCACAACTCTTTTTACAACTAAATGTGTATCAGATGTAAAACCTGTTGGATCGGTTTTTGATTCTAATTCTGCAAAATGTGCCATAATTTATCCTTATGTTTATTTATATTATTATATTTATTTAGTCAATTTTTTCTAAAAACTCCATACTCCTGATTTTACTTGATCATATACTTCATTAATATTCCATACTCCAGGAGCTATTTTTACAGTTGAATCTGGTTCTTTAATAACTACAACACCTGCTCCACCTGCTCCTCCAGGATTACCAGAGTTTGCTCCACCTCCGCCACCACCACCAGTGTTAACTGTTCCTGCAACTCCACAACCTGGTCCTGGACTTCCTGGACTACCACCATTTCCTCCACCACCTGCTCCTCCTGTTCCGTGCTTGCCTGCACCACTGTGTGTGCCTCCACCTCCACCGCCAGCATATGTTACATCTGATCCAGTGATTGTATTAGGTGCTCCTGCTCCACCTGGTCCACCTGGTCCACCAGCAGGACTAGGATTATTTGAGCCCGCAGCAGTTGCTCCACCACCGCCACCACCTGAGGGAGAATTACCAGGGCCTCCACCTCCTCCTCCAGGATTTCCTTGAGAAGGACTAACGGGTGGAGTATTACCAGCGCCACCACAAGCTCTAGGTACATTTCCTTCGCCTGTGCCGCCACCACCACCTGATCCTCCAGTTCCTCCCGGTTGTTTAGTTTGAACGTTTGTATTTCTATAAGCAGCGCCTGCACCACCACCTGTTGATGTAATCGAAGAAAAAACTGAATTACTACCTCTTGAACCACCAGAGCCACAACAAGAACCACCTGTTGGAGGTCCAGCATCACCAGCGGCTCCTCCCGAATTTGAACCAGCAGCACCGCCTGCTCCAATTGTTATTGGATATGAGGTGTTTTTAGTTACAGGGATAGCGGATCCTCGTAAAGGACTAGGGCCAAAGCCTGAAGCTCTATACCCTCCTGCTCCACCGCCACCAGCTCTATATCCTCCTCCACCGCCACCACCAGCTACTACTAAATAATCAACATTAGCAGTTGCTTGTGCAGTAAAAGTTCCTGAGGAAGTAAATGAAGTTACTTTTGCTGAAATTGGTGAACACGTTGCTTCTTGTACTGGTCCTATAATTCCGCCATTAGCCATAGCCTATAAAACCTCCTACGCGTCGTCTAATAGTTCATATGAAACAAAATAACTTAAATCATTTGCAGCCGAAGCTGTAAAATACAATAAATCAGTTTCATCTAAGTATATTGGATTTTCTAAAAAACTTAATGTTGCATCTGCTGGAACTGAAATAGTTTTTGCAAGATCAACATAGTTAGATCCATTATCTATACTAACTTCTATTGTAATATTAGCAGCGCTTGACCCATCGACGTTTGCTACTAAGATTGTATTTATTTTTGCTACTTTATCAGCTGGAACATCGATTGCTTCGGTTCTTGATGTGCCTGTCAATTTAGCAGCCGCGTTTTTTGCATTTATTGTTGCTACGTTTACTATATTTGGTGTTGCCATATTATCTCCTTTTTATCCGAATACGATCGCCATTGCAATAGCTTTTCCTATTGTTGCTGCACTTCCCGCAGCGTATGTTTTAATCCTTGAAGCAGCAACTTTTCTATTAGTTCCTCCTGCTCCATTATCTATTATAAATAAATCTGCATCTACAATATCTTCTCCAATATCTGTTGCCCCGTCTATATCTAAACCACCTATAGGTACAACAGGTGCTTGACTAAATGTTACAACCCCACCCGATGAAATTGCCATTGCATCTGTATCAGAGGCAGAACCTATTTGTCCACCATCTGCTATTACAAGATCGTGATTTAATATAAGAGTACCAGCATCTGACATATCAAAAGTACCTGCTGTAAAAAGTCCTCCACCATCAGAATCGCTTCCTAGAAAAGTTATATCTCCATCATTAATCATTGCTCTGATATCTAAATCATTACCTTGTCTTATAAATCTACCAAAGTCTACGCCATTATCTTGTAACTCAATTTCAGCGCCATCTGCGTCTAAAACAATATCACCAGCGCAATCTACTTTAAAATCATTGCTAGTAGTAATTGTTAAATCAGTTCCATCTCCAGCTATATTTTCGCCAGCGTCACCGAATTGTATAAAAGAATTGTTTGCTAAAATAACATCATGTGAAACAGTTAAAGTACCATCAGAAGACAATGACATTGTTTCTGCTGCTGCGGCTGAAGCTGCAGTTTTAAAACTTAATTTAGTAGCATTAGAAGAAGAACTAAAATCACCTTCTGATACTGCTTCAATACCAGCGGCAACTAATATTGCATCTGTGCCAGTGCCTTCATCTGGTGCTTGAAAATCTATAGCTCCTATTACATCATTTGCTGCAATATCTGTTTCACCTGTTTGTAATGTAAGTTTAATAGGTTTGTCATCAGCTGTAGCTGTATGTTTTAATTTTAATCCAACATCAGCATCATGAGTAATTGTTATTTCACCATCATCTCCAAATTTTAAAACTGCTGCATCTGAATCTAAATGTAAATCATCTCCTAATGTAACATCAGCAGCAAAAGTTAAGTTACCAGAACTATCTCCTTGAATCCAAGTTGTAGTTGTTGAACCATCGTAACCAGAAATTACTAATTGTCTATCGCCAGTATTACTAGAAACATCTGCATTTGAACCAATTATTACATTTCCTTTTCCAGATGTTAAAGCATCACCTGATTGCCAACCTAAACCCAAATTATAATCACCGGTATCTACTGAAGCTAATGCTCCTACACCAAAAGCACTATTATAATCTGCGGACGTAGAAGCTGTGGTCATAGATGAATCTCCATACGCTGTGTTTTGTTCTCCACCTGACAGAGTATGACCAGCAGCTTGACCCATTAATGTGTTTCTTGAACCAGTGGTTATAGCTCCACCAGCATTTCTTCCTACTGCTGTATTTTTATCGCCAGAAGTTAAAGCATCTAAAGCTCCAGAACCTACACCAGTATTCCTTATAGCGGCATCTAAAGTTCCTGAGGTTGCGTGTCCAAATAAAACACTATCTGTAAAATTAGTTCCGCCAATTTTAAAAAAAGATGAACCTTCAAGAGTGTATGCATCTGCTTCTAATGTTCCATCTACATCAACATTACCTGATATATCTAATTCTGTTGCTATAATTTTATCATTAAAAGTAGCAGCCCCTGCTGCAGACATATCTAAAGTTAATGCTGTAATAGTTGATCCACCGTCGTTACCTTTAATTAAAAAATCTTTATCAGAGACTTTAGTTTCTAAAATTACGTCACTAGATGAATTATGAATACGAGCCATTTCAGTGCCATCATCTTCATAAATAATACCACTACCTGCTGTGCCAGCATCAAGTGTAATACCACCAGCTGATTCTATATTAATAGAATCAACCGCAGTTCCATCTGATACAACATCTAAATCACCATCTGCATTAGATCCTATTGTTAAACCTGAATCTCTAAATTGAATTACATTAGCACCATTTAAAAGAACACCAGTATCAGCAACATGAGTTAGTGTCACATCTTGGTCTGCACCAAGATTAATAACTGCTGCATCTGCTAAAAACAAATCCGAAAACTCTAAAGAAGAAGTTCCTAAAGCTGCACCATCTGAAGCATCAGGTACAAAAGCTGTTGTTGCTGTAATCGTAGTGCCTTGAATTGTGCTTGTCGAAGTAATTGCACCAGATCCAACAGTCCCTGCAAGTGTAACATTTGCTCCGCTAAATGTTGCAGCAGTTGTTGTTCCTGATTTAACAATTAAATTACCACTTGAATTAGTTAAACTACCATAAGTTGTACCAGCATCTTTTAAAAAAATATCTGCACCATCAGCGTCTAAAACAATATCAGCAGGTGAGTCTATTGTAATATCACCAGTTGAAGTTCCTATTGTTACCGCTGCATCACCAGTTGAAATATCATCTGCAGCAACTCCTAATGCAAAACCAGTGTCAACTATATTTGTACCATCAGAGAAAACCATTTTTGTAGTTTTTTCTGTAGCTCCAAAAGTAACACCAGTTCCCGATGCTGTTTTAAATTGAACGGTGTAAGATCCAGAAGTTCCATTTACGACTACATAAACTTTTTCTATTGAGTCTGGTACAGTTACAATAGAGTTACCTGATATTGTACCTGTTAATTTTATAACTGCGTGACGAGCGACTGATGTAGACTCTGTTGTATCACCATCTGTAATACTCAACGCTGTTGTTCCACCACTAGTTACTGCTTGTTCTACGTAACCAGCAATTGCTTTTTCTACGATTTGTAAGTTAGTATTAGTTTTTGTTCCCCATGTACCGGCATTTTCGCCAGTTGCCATTAGTTCTATACCGAGATCTGAAAATGTTGATGCCATAATTTAATCCTTAAGGTGCAGGTGATCTGACTGGTATTCTGACTGTACCATCTGTATAGTCATCTCTTCGTCTTCTACCTATTTGTTCTCCTCCAAATTTTTGTACTTCTTGTTTATATTTTTGTTCATACAATTGCAGCATGTCAGCTGGACCTTTTAAAAACCCGTAAGTTTCTGCCAAGCAACAATATAGCAGACCATTTGGAAAATTCATACTAATATAATTAGTGTCATCATTTTCTAATAACG